CCAGACTATGAAGATTTATTACATGAAATAATATTAGCTTTGTATAGAAAAGATGATGAGCTAATTAATAATTTAATAGATAAAAAAGAACTAACCTTTTATATTGTTAGAATGATGATAAATCAATATCATAGTAATACAAGTCCTTTTTATAATAAGTACAAGAAACATGCTTACTTTAAAAACGTGAACGATATTAAGGAAATATATATATATAATAAAGAACCTACTGAAGAAGATAAAGAAAAGAGATTAAAGTGGATTGAAGGTAAATTGAAAGGATTGAGATGGTTTGATGTTCAAGTATTTAAGTTATACTATAAAGAAAATTTTAGTTTAAATAGTATGAGCAGAGCTACTAAGATTAATAGAAGTACTTTAGGAAAGTCTATTAGATTAATTAAAAACTTTTTAAAAAATGAGCGAAAAAAGTAAAGGCTTAGGAGACGCTATAGATAAATTTACTGAAAAAACAGGTATTAAAAAACTTGTTAAAGCAATTAATCCAGATTGTAATTGTGAAGAGCGTAGAAAAAAACTAAATCAAATGTTTCCTAATTGGAGTAATTTAAGGCAGTTTACAAAAGATGAAATTAAGATATATGAAGAAGTTGTACCAATTATAGACAAAAATGGTAGATTAACTCCAGAGGAAAAGACAATTATTAATACACTATATAAAGGAATCTTTGGTAGTAATCCGGAATGGAAAAGTTGTACTCCTTGTAATAAACAGATAATGAATAACCTTAAAAAGGTTTATGAGAACAGTTGTGAGTTATGATGAAGTACAAAAAGATTTATATGAAGTTTTTTGACTATTGTAAAGATGATTTTATTGCTTGTGAATTATGTGAGGGTACCGCTGTAGATATTCATCATATAGATATTAATAGAAAAAATAATGATATACATAACTTAATAGCTTTATGTAGACAATGTCATACTAATTGTCATGCTAATAAAGAATATAATAAATGGTGTATCGATCGAAAAAAACAAATACATGAATCAACATATAAAGTATACGAAGAAGGAATTAAAAAATCTCATTGGAGCTAAATATAATCCTAGAAAATTAAGCAACAAACAATACAAGGATTTAAAGAACTCAATAGATAAGTTTGGTTTGGTAGACCCTATTATAATTAATAGTGATAATACCGTGATAGGAGGACATCAACGTTTAAAAATCTTAAAAGAGAAACATAGCTCAAATTATTTAGTTAATGTAGTACAATTAAACTTAACTAAAGAAGATGAAAAAGAATTGAATGTTAGATTAAATAAGAATAATGGAGAATTTGATTTTGATTTATTAGCTAATAATTTTGATATAGATGAATTAGTAGATTGGGGTTTTAAACATATAGAGTTAGGACTAAATTTAGATAAGATAGAAGAAGTAGAAACAAGTGGATATATAATAACTATAAAAGAACAAGACTTATATAAGGCTACTAAACTATACGATAAACTAAAAGATGAAGGATACGATATAAAAATTAAATAAAATAAATATAATGAACAAAAAAGAACACACTAAGAATAAAGAACACCTAAAAAAGAAACTACTATTAGAAGCTTTAGAAACTTCATTAGGTATAGTATCAACAGCTTGTGCTAAAGCAGGTATAAGTAGGTCTAGTTATTATAAATGGTACCATGAAGATGAGGACTTTAGAGATAAAGTAGATGAATTAGATAACCTTAAATTAGACTATGTTGAAAGCCAATTGTTTAAGAATATACAGAATGAGAAAGAGAAAAGTATTATATTCTATTTACAACATAGAGGACATAAGAGAGGATACATACAAAAGCAAAATATTAATTTAACTTCTAACGAAGATAATATTAAAAAAATAGAAATTGAAGTCGTCGACACTAAACCTACAAGTGACTAACGTTTTTAAACGTAATCTTAATGCTAACACAAGGATAGTAGTTAATCAAGGTGGAACAAGATCGAGTAAGACATATTCATTAGCTCAATTAATAGTTGTTAAAGCACTACAAGAGAAGGGCAAAGTTTATACAATATGTAGGAAGACCTTACCATCTCTTAAAGGTACAGCATATAAGGACTTTCTTAATATATTAGAAGACTTAGATTTATACAATCCAGCTCAACATAATAAATCAGAACTAACATACAAACTTAATGGTAATGAGATAGAGTTTATTTCTGTGGATATGCCTCAAAAGATTAGAGGTAGAAAGCGTAATATACTATGGATGAATGAAGCTAATGAGTTTAGTTTTGAGGATTGGATTCAATTGTCATTAAGAACTACAGAGAATATCTATCTTGATTTTAACCCATCAGACCCTTATAGTTGGATATATGATAATGTAATAAATAGAGAAGACTCATGCTTTATTAAGTCAACCTATTTAGACAATCCTTTTTTACCTGAAGAAACTATTAAAGAGATCGAAAGGTTGAAACAATTAGATAGTAACTATTGGCAGATATATGGGTTAGGTGATATGGCACAACCTACAGAGACTATATTTAGACAATTTCATTTATGTAATAATGTACCTATTGAAGCTGAGTTAATAGCACTTGGTATGGACTTCGGATATAGTAATGACCCTACTGCTATAGCTGAAGTATATAAGTTAAATGATGATTTGTACATTAATGAATTATTATATAGCAAAGGCTTAACCAATCAAGATATAGCTCATAAACTAAGAGAGCTTAGTATCACTAGACAAATAGAGATAATAGGAGATAGTGCAGAACCTAAGTCAATAGAAGAAATACATAGATTAGGATTCAATATTAAAGGAGCTAAGAAAGGAGCAGATAGTATTAATATGGGAATTGATATACTAAGAAGATATAAGCTAAACATAACTAAAAAGAGTACTAATACAATTAACGAGTTTAAGTACTATAAGTGGTTGGTAGATAAGAATGGTAAGGTAATAAACAAACCAGCTACTAATCAAAGAGACCATTTAATAGATGCTATTAGATATGTAGCTTTAAATAAGTTAACTACTAATTATAGTGGTCAATATTACATATTATGAACAAAATGTCAAATTTTATATTTATTTAAAATGAAGTACGAAGAAATAGAATTAGTAATACCAACAAGTTGGAATGATATAACAATAAGAATGTATCAGCAATTTGTTAATATTAATAAAAAGAAGTATAGTAATGAAGAAGAGAAAGCTGTAGATTTAGTGTGTACACTTTGTAATGTTACACGAGATGAACTATCTAGATTTTCTTATAAAGACCTAAAGTATATAGTAGAAAGATTATATAAGGTAATGGAAAGCAAAATGGACAAAGAAACATTAATAAAAAAAGTTGAATTTCAAGGAATTAAACATGGGTTAATACCTAACTTTAGTGCTATTAGTTTAGGTGAATTCATTGATATAGAAAACCATTGTCAAGATGCTCATAATAATTTACATAAGTTAATGTATATAATGTATAGACCTATTATAAAAGAAAGAGGTGAAAGATATAGCATAAAAGAATATATGCCTGACCAATTCAAAGAAGAGGACTATTTAGATTTTCCTATATTAGCAGCATTAAGTTCTTT